GGTGACGACAACCGCGGCGTTCAGTCAGCGTGGACAATTTGACACACCTCAACTCGACCCGAAGGCGGGGTGAGCTGTATCGAATCCCCGTCGTCTGGACTCATCACGCAGGCCGCCTACGCACTCCGCCGCGGAGTCCACAAGAGCGCCGTCACGTACGCTGTTCGAGATGGGCGAATCGCGACGGTGGGCCCGAACAAGCTGATCGATCCTGAGGTCGCCGACGCGGATTGGGACGCGAACACGGACCCGTCGAGCCCGGCCTCCACCGCACCGGGAAATCCGAATCGACCAGCGCCGAACGGATCGAAGGGGGCCGCGTCCGCCTCGATGAAGCTGCACGATCACCGCACGCGCCACGAGGAGCTGAAGGTTCAACTGGCCGAGATGGAGATCGCCGAGCGCAACGGACAGCTGGTCTCCGCCGCCGAGGTCGAGCACGCAGCCTTCGAGCACGCGCGATCGTTGCGGGACGCGCTGATGCTGCTGCCGAAGGACCTGTCGATCGAGCTTGCGGCTGCCCGGACCCCACTGGATGCCGAGCGGATCCTGGCCGAAGGGTTGCGGAAGGCGCTGGCTGGGCTGGGCGATGGGTAGGTCAGCCCTGGGTATCGTGGTCGGAGGTCGGAAACTGGGCCATGGCCTTGGCCAAGAACTTCCTCTCTTCCTCGTCCATGAGCCCGCGCGGATCGATGCGCTTCCACCACATCGCCGCGGCTCGCCTGCGCAGCACCTGGCCACACTTGTAGCAGGTACCGCCCTCTGCGGGGAGATGCTCAACGATGGTTTGCGGGTCAAGCCTCAGACCGCAGAGCGAGGCGGGGCTGGTCGAGGTCGACGTCTTGTCGATAGCATGAAACCCGGCCACCTTGCTGCGTCGGAGCTTCCCGTACATGCCCAGCACGTTACCACATGACCCGCGCCGCTGAGTCCTACGCCCGCGGATTCGCCCGCGGCCTCGAGGTCGAGCCGGACCTGACGGTATCCGAGTGGGCCGACGCGCACCGGAAGCTCACGTCGCGGTCGAGCGCGTTCGTGGGCCAGTGGCAGACGGACCGCTTCCCGTTCCTGCGCGCGATCATGGACGACCTGTCGGCGTCGAGCCCGGTCGAGCGCGTCGTCGTGTCGTCAGGGCGGCAAATCGGTAAGACCGAGACTGCGCTCAACTGGGTCGGCTACGTGATCCACCACGCACCGGGGCCCATGCTGATCGTCGAGCCCACGGTCGAGATGGGGAAGAAGGCGTCCAAGCAGCGGATCGCGCCAATGATCGAGGAGTCGGCTGAGCTGAAGTCGCGCGTCAAGCCGGCCCGATCGAGGGACTCAGGGAACACGCTCTCGGTGAAGGAGTTCGACGGCGGGATCTTGATGATCGCGGGCGCCAACTCCTCGGCGGCACTGCGCGGCATGCCGGTCCGATACCTCATGTGCGAGGAGCTGGACACGTGGAAGGACGAGCAGGGCGACGCGCTGTCGATCGCGATCTCGTGCACCAAGAACTTCCCGAATCGGAAGATCTGCATGCTCGGCAACCCGACGATCGACGGCGCGTCTCGGATCCACCGCGAGTTCCTGAAGGGCGACCAGCGGCGCTACTTCGTCCCGTGCCCGAGGTGTGGGCACCGCGACTTCCTCACCTGGTCTGGGTTCGCGAACTTCGTGGCCAAGACCGACGCGGGGCACCACCGGATCGCGTTCAGCCGCGACGACGAGGGGCGCGTGCTCGAGGCGTGGATGGTCTGCGGCTCGTGCGGAGAACGGGTGGACGAGCCCGAGAAGCGCGCCATGTTCGCGGCAGGAGAGTGGCGACCCACCGCGGCCGGAGACGGCGCCACGCGGAGCTACCACCTGTCGAGCCTCTACAGCCCGTTCGGTTTCTACTCGTGGCTCGAGTGCGCGCGGACGTTCGTCGCCGCGGGGAAGGATCCGATCCAGCTGCGCGCGTTCGTCAACGAGGACCTGGGCGAGGTGTGGCAGATGGAGCTCGAGCGCGTGGACGCGGCCGTCCTGATGCAGCGGATCGAGCGGTACCCGGAGGAGGTGCCCGCGGGCGTCGGAATCCTGACCGCCGGCGTCGACGTCCAGGGCAACCGCCTCGAGGTGGTCGTGTGGGGATTCGGCGCCGAGGAGGAGTCCTGGCTGATCGCGTGGCAGGCGATCGCGGGCGACCCGGCCAAGCCCCAGGTCTGGGCAGACCTCGACGCGTTCCTGCGCCAGGACTTCACGCACGAGAGCGGGCGGAAGCTCAAGATCGAGTGCGCATGCGTGGACTCAGGCGGCCACCACGCGGAGCAGGTCTACCGTTTCTGCGCGGCCCGCGTGGACCGGCGCATCTTCGCGTCCAAGGGCGACGGCAACTCGCGCGGGCTGCCGATCGTGGGCAAGCCGTCCACGTCCAACCGCTACCGGACGCCGCTGTTCCTGCTGTGCGTGGACACGGCGAAGGGGATGCTCGCGGCACGGCTCAGGATGGCGAAGCCGGCCCCGGGCGACACGCGTGGCGGCTACGTGCACCTGCCGGAGTGGTTCGAACAGGACCTCGCGGAGCAGCTCACCGCCGAGCAGGCGATCTTCAAGTACTCGGGCGGGAAGCGCGTGCGGCACTGGGAGGAGAAGCACCCGGGACAGCCGAACGAGCAGCTCGACTGCGCGGTCTACGCGTTGGCGGCGCTCTACATCCTCGGCCAGGCGAAGATCAAGTCGCTGGGCGAGCTCGCCACACGCTGGTCCGCCCCGCTCGAGCCGAACGTAGCGGCGCCGGCGGAGCCCGATCGGATGCAGGTTCCGCCGCAGCTACTCAGGCCGATGCGGCCGCGCGGGTGGGTGGGCGGGTGGCGGAGGTAGGCAGGCGTCGCATGGCCTGACGCGACTTCGCCCGCTGCTTCTTCACTTCAGGATCCAGGCGATGAGTTCTGGCGTGTGCGTCGCACCGAATAGCGATGCCGCCGACGATCCACCTGCCCGGCCTGTCGCACCATTTACCACGCCTCCGTCCGTACCAGATGACGACCTCGCACCGCTGAGGAGCGAGGGTTGGCCGCTTCGTCATCGCGAGCGTCTTGGCCCACCGCCTGGCCATCCGATCCCGCTCAGACTTCGTCACGTCTCGCTCCTCGGCACCCAGGGCTCACTCCTCGGCTCCCACGTCGCCCGGTGCCGACAACGGTAGGTCGCGCCGCACGTCGGGCACGGGGGTAGGTCCGGCTCGCCAGTCGCCCGCAATCCCTTCGGGGGAGGACCGTGCTGGGCGTCACCCTCGACCGCCCGCCTATCCGTCTCCCGCACATGCTCCGCGACCATCTCATCGACGGACTTGGCCAACGCCTCGGCGATCAGTCGCGCCACCTCCGGGAGCAGCATCTCGGCGCGGACCGAGCGCACGAGGTCGGCCACCAGCTTCGGCATGACCTCGGGCATCCGATCGTCGCGCCACGAGCGGGCAAGCCACTCCTCGGCCCACTGCTCGGGCGTCTTCACATCCAGGTGCCCTTCTTCGGATTGCCCGGGTCCACCATGAAGATGCTGGCATCGCGCGAGTGGTCCCTGATTGCCCACATCGCATAGATGCAGCGCGTGCGCGTTTTGTAGCCTTCAGCGCTGTCCGCAACAACGCGACCGTTCTTGGCTTTCAGTCGCCAGCGCCATTCTCCAGCCGCGTCCTGGTACGCTTCAAACTTCACGGCTCGACTCCCGGCGGCACGCGCGGCGTGTATCCGATGGACGTCGCGGGGCGGACCGCGTTGGCGAACTGGTCGCGGTGCTTCGTGCAGACGCCGAACTCGCTCTCGCCAGCACTGCCGAATCTGACCCGAGCGCGCTCGGTCGGCGGCTCCGTGCATCCGTCGTAACAGCACGAGGGCGGCCCGATCGGGCCCCACAACTCGTTGCCATCAGGTTCAAGCGCGAAATCGACCTCGTTGCCAATGTACGAGACGCGCCCATCGCGAATCTCGCAGACTCGCCACCGCGTGAACATCTCGTCCGGCGTGACCCAGTAGAACCCGGGCGGCGTGTCGGGGCCGAGGGTGAGCTTGTTCATGCTGGACCAGCCTCATCGTCAGCGCAGCGCACGGTGAACGGTGGCGCCCGATGCGTCTGCGTAACGACTGTCGGCGTCCAAGTCGCCCCGGGCGTGCCGGGCGGGTGGATCTCGATCCGGTTGTCCGTGTCCCCGTGCTTGCCGACGATGCAGTCGAGGGTCATGCCGTCGAGTTTGAGCTTGAGACGCGATCCGACGGGAACGTCGCGCAGCAATGCACCCAGGGTGCCCTCGGCCGGCCACATCGCCCCAGTCTCCGGCGGCGGGTCCGCGTTCAGCATGTCGCGGAGCTTGTGCCCCATCAGCTGAGCGTCCGCCAGCGATGGGCCGAGCTTGACGATGATCTCGTAGCCGGCGCCGGTCACGACGCAGTTGGACGACTCAAACTTGCGCTCGCTCATGCCCGGCAGCCTACCACGGGCGGATCGGCTTTGGGGATCGGCACTCCGGCAGAGTCGTCCTCTATCGCCTTCATCAGCTTGCGGGCCAGATCGTTCGCCTCGTTGGCGTCCATGTAGACCGTCGCGCTGGCGAACTCCTTCTGGCTCCAAATGAACACGGCTGCCTGCACCGCAATGCCGCGCTCAGACCTGCCGACTCCGATCACGGCGCAGTCCGAAACCTCGTGCGTGGCCCACTCGACGCTCCGTCGTCTGCCGAGGAGGTGCCACCATCTGCGCGGCTCGCGTCCGTTCGTGCCCTTCACGTTGGCCTCACTTGCGGTGACCTGTCCAGAACGACAGAACTAGTGCGGCGATGGAGAGGGCGACCAGTATTCCGCCGAGCAGAACCCAGCCGCCGCTCACGCCGCCGTCTCCTGCTCCGCCTTCACCAGCCGCTGGTGCGAGTCGTGCAGCTTGTCGAGCAGGAACGCCCGCTCGATCCGCGGCAGCTCGCCGAACTGGCGCAGGATGCGCCGCACCGTTGCCATCACCTTCGCGTCGTTGTCCATCGTCACTCCTTGGTCGGGGTGGACTGCTCGATCATCTTGCCCTTGAACAGCGGCATGTCGAACTCCTCGGCGAGGCGGATGTTGCGCCATACGAACCCGCCGTCGCTGGCCCGCTCCTTCGTGTCCGCTCGGATCAGGAGCAGCCTGCCACCGCTCTCGCGGTGCAGGGCGATCCAGCAGCCGCGCGTGGCGCTCCAGACGGCGCGCGAGGCGTTCGGGGTCACAGTTCCATCCCAATCGTGACGGTGCACCGCTTCTGGATCAGCGCGCAGTAGTCCGGGCTCAGTTCGATCAACACGGCGCCGCGGCCGTTCTTGAGCGCGACGGCGCCGACCGTGCCGGAGCCGGCGAACGGGTCGATCACGGTGCCGCCAGTCGGGCACCCGGCCGCGATGCAGCGGCGCGCCAGTTCCTCGGGGAACGTGGCGAAGTGCGCCTCGGCGTAGGCTTGCGTCGTGATCGTCCAGACCGAGCGCGCGTTGCGCTTCCCGTTCAGGTCCTCACACGGTACCGACGATCCGAGATGCGTGTTGGTGCGCGAGCGCTCGCCCTCCGTCGCCACGAGGCGCACCTTGTTCCCTGATCGCCGCCTCTTCGTGATCCCGCTATGCATGGCTTGGCCGGGCGCCTGAACCGGCGCGAGGTCGGGAACACCGTTACGCGGATGGTCGCCGTACTGCACCGGCTCCTTGATCGCCTCGGCGTCGTAGAAGTAGCGAGCCGACTTCGACAGCAGGAACAGATACTCGTGACTCTTCGTGGGCCGATCGGTCACGCTCTCCGGCATAGGGTTCGGCTTCGCCCAGATGATGTCCGAGCGCAGCCACCAGCCGTCCGCCTGGAGCGCGAAGGCGACGCGCCAGGGAATGCCTACCAGGTCCTTGGGCTTGAGCGTGGTATAATTGAGCCATGCCATCCCCGAAGAGTCCTTGCCCTGATTGCGGCCGACCGACACGAGCGGATCGTTGTCGTTCCTGTACCCAGCCCTACGCGCGCACAGACGAGCATCGCGAGAAGATGAGCGCAGCACTGCAAGGCAAGCGCCACAATTATCGCAGTGCGAGCACGAGGCCGAAGGTGGCGAAGCGTATCCAGTCGTGGTGGACGCCAGAGCGTCGAGAGGCGAAGCGCCGCGAGGTTCTCCAGCGGAATCCGAACGCACGCTATCACGGTCTGTCGGCGACGGAGGCGAAGCGCCGTCGTGAATCGGCTGGTTGCTGCGCGCGGTGTGGATCGACGCGGCGTCTCGACAACCATCACATAGATCGGAACAAGCGGAACCAGGACCCGGCGAACCTGATCGTTCTGTGCCATCGGTGCCACATGCAAGAGCATGGGCCGGAACGCCGGAAGCGGTAAACCTGCGCGTCGCACGATCCCCAGTGCTGCCCTGTGGGCCGGATGGGCTAGACGAGCAATATGAATCGCCTAGGTTAAGAAACAACACGCCGTCCGCGCGCAGCACGCGCCGCACCTCGCGGAACACCTCCACCATGCGCTCGACGTACTCAGCCGGCGTCGGCTCAAGCCCGATCTGTCCAGCGACGCCGTAGTCGCGCAGCCCCCAATACGGAGGGCTCGTCACGCAGCAGTGGACCGACTCGGCCGGGAGTGTGCGGAGCGTCGCGAGCGCATCGCCCTGGAGGATGGCCAACGGATCGCTCACGCCCTCACTCCGCCACCGTCACGACGGCGACCTCGATGCGCACGCGCACGCGAAGCTCGACGTCGACAGGATGCGAATAGGGGGTCGGGTCGGGTCGGGTCGGGTCGGGTCGGGTCGCACGCCGCGTGCCGGGACTGCGCCGCGGGCCGAAGTTCGATCGCCACCGTTAGGCTCCTTCGCTTTCCGCACCCGCTTCGGCTGCTTCAACTCCGCCAGTTCCGATCCGCTCACTCCCGGCGCAACCTGCCGCACCCGCACGCCATCAGCCGTCACGACAGCCTTCCGCCCGCACGTCTTCACGTTGTGCCCAACGCCGCCGCAGCGAGAGCACTTCACGGCTTGAACTCCAAGGGCCGTAGCGGCCCGGCTGGGATCGTGTCCACCGGTGCCGGGCCCAGCACGGTGCGGGCGATCGTGGTGTCGCATGCGGCGTTCCCCACGCTGTCGAACGGCACCGCCTGACAGGTGTACTGCCCCGCCGCGAGATCGAGCACCCAGAGCCCCTGAGAGCCCGCCTCGCCCCACAGGATCGTGTCGCGCGCGGCGACGCCCCGCAGGTGCAGCGCGACGAAGGAAGGCTTGCTCGTGGCCACGATCTGCGGCGCCGAGCAGGACGCGGAGAGGTTGTCTTGCGTCGGGAACGTGAAGCGGAACCACGCGGTGGTGAGTAAAACGAGAATGTTCATGTGGGCGCTCACTGTCCACCTCCCGGCTGATTGCGCTCGAGCCACCCTTGAAACGTGGTGACCGGACTGAACTGGCCACCGAACAACCGATAGCTCGCTGCTGGCTGGAGACGGAACACCACTTGCAGCACATCAGGCCGGAGCGCGTTCGGTGCGGCGCGATGAAAGCCCACGCCGCCGAGCGGGTTGTCTTGCGTGCCCGGATACCACGGCCCCCAGAGTTCCTTGAAGTAGTCCTGCGGGATTCCGGCCGCCACGACCACGACGTTGCTCCATGCACTCGTGTCGCCGCGCGCGCTGACGTAGCGCGCCCGGTACACGGTCCCGCCGTACGGCCACTTGGTTTCGCTCTCGCTGACCCAAAGCGTATCGAGTTCGCCGCCGCGCTTTGGCGTAGGCGTCATCAGCGCCGTTCCGCGCATGCGCCACAGCGACGCCGGAGCGGGGGTCGGCAGCGGCGCGCTATAGCGCACGCCCATGTAGGCACTGACGCCAGGAGGCGTCACGAATGGGCCGAGCGGAACCATCACCGCAGCGAATGCGGGGCAGGGCAGGAACAGGAGCAGCAACCATGCACGCAATCTCACGACGTCGCCTCCGATCTACACGCCACGCGCAGCCCGAACTCCGTCACCGTGAACAACTCGGGCTTCTCCAGCGCACCCTTGTTCAGCAGGCGCTCGGTGACGTGTAGCGCCCACGACTCCCGAACGCCCAGCATGTCGGCCAGCTCTCGATAGCGCGGGCGCCGCAAGTGCTCCTCCTGGAAACGGTAGATCGCGCGCAGGGCATCCGTCTCGCGTGGCGTCAGCTTGATCACGCCGCCACCCGCCGCGCTTCCCTGAGCGCCCGAGCCAGCCCCACCGTCATCCGCACGTCCGCCAGCGCGTCGTGCGCGTCCTTCACCTGAACGCCGAAGTGCTGGCAGAGCGTGACAAGCTTGAAGTCCTTCGGCGCCGCCCCGAGCTCGTCGAAGTGCCAGAGCGCCAACTGGACCGTGTCGCGCACGCGCGGGTCTGCGGGCAGGAACAGGTGGTGGCGCTTGAACATCGCCATCAGCCGAGGTCCGTCGAAGGTCGCGGCGTTGTGGCCCACGAGACGCGCAACGAAGTAGGGCTTACCCGCCTTGCTCATCATCCGCTGGGCGCGGAACGGGGTGAGGAACGTGTCGAACTCCGCCACGACCCGCGCCTCGCTGACCGCCTCCGCCGCCCACTTCTCCGCGTTGTAGCTGTTCATCGCGAGCGCCTCGGACGTGGCTTTCGCCAGGTCGAACTCGATCTTCCGCTCGAAGCTGCTGATCTCGGCCCACGTGTCCTCGTCCACGACTACCGCGGCGAGCTGGATCTCCGGGCGGTGCGGCTCGATGCCGCAAGTCTCGAAGTCGAAGTAGACGGCGGGCCTCATGACGACTTCTCCTCGCGCTCGGCGCTCCAGAGATAGCATTCCGCCACGACTTGCTCTCCGATCCGCAAATCGAACGCTTCCCAAGCAACCTCAACCTGGAGTGGCCCGCGTCCGAGATTGCTTCGATCGATCTCGGCGAAACGGCCCTCCTCGTTGACGAAGAGTTTGGCGAGCGTTCCTGTTTCGATGAGGTGGCTGACCGGGGCCACGCGAGCGGGCCCAGCGAGCAGGCCCTCGCGGGACATCTGCTCGGCTTCGGCGAGTATGAACATGGATAACTCTTTCCATGAGGGGAGCGGGCCACGATCGCGCAGCATGGCCTCTTGGAGACGGGCCGCCATCTGCTCGCGCGTCACGCCGCCGCTCCGCCGAACTCCGCCTTCAGCCCGTCCGCGGCCTTCTTGTTCAGCTCCGTCAGCTCGCGGTTCGCCGCGTCGTAGTCACCCTCGTGGCGGTCCAGGATCTCGCCCGCCTCCTCGTCGGAGAGGTTGAGAATGGAGCACCCGCGCTCGAACGCCACGACCTTCTCGGGATCGGGCTTGCCGGCGTCGCTCGACGGGGACGGGGATGGACCGGCGGGAGTCGCATTCCCTTCCGGCTTCGCAGCCACCGCGCCGCCCCCGTCGAGGAACTCCGCTGCCGACTTGCTTGTCTGGCTCTGCTGCTCGCGGATGCGAACGCAGTTGACCGTCTTCCCTGAGAGCTTCGCCTCGCTGACGTGCAACGTGACGGTCTTGCCGACCCACCCCTCGACGAGGATGCCGAACATGGCGTTGAGTCGCTTCCGGTTGGTCGAGTTGAGCAACAGGATGCGGCGCGCCTTCGCGAACTTGACGCCGAGGATCTGGTCCTTGGTGCGCCCGCCCTCGAACTTCACGTCGCTGAACAGCTCCACCGCGGCGATCGCGATCGTGATCTCGCGCGGCTTGCCGTCCTTCCCGAGCAGGTCCTCCCACGTCAGCCACTGACTCGACCTGCCCGCACTGCTCGGGCCCGAGTAGGGCTTGCCGACCGCGACTGCCTCGTCCGCCACTACGCCACCTCCATGTCAGCGATCGCCTGCGCGGCCGCGTCTGACAGCAGCCCGTCTTGGATCGTGGGGAACATCCCGGGATAGACTCCGGTGCGCTCGCATTCGTCGAGCTTCTTCAGCAGCACGTCGATCTCCATCGCTCCCCACCGGATCGCGTCGGGGTCGAGCGCGAAGACGCCAACGTCGTATGGCGGAGTGTTCTCAATCGCGACGTGAAACACGTGATCGACCTTGTGCCCCAGCGCGGCGAGCCCCTGCACGTACCACGCGGCCTGGATGTGGTATCCGAGGTCCGTGATGACCCAGGGCGAGTACTTCGCGAGCGACCTCGTCGTCTTGATGTCCCCGAGCACTCCGGGCCCGAGCAGGTCCGCGCGCAGCCGGCAGTGGCGGCCGCCCTCTTCCTGCCAGAGCCCGGTGACCTCGCGCTCCGGTGCGCGGGCCAGCAGCTTGGCCGCCTCGCTGTGGCCCTCGATGGCCACCTTCATCTGGTGCACCGCAAGGAACTCTCCGCCGCGCAGCACGGTGAGCCCGTCCGCCTCAAGCTCGGCGACGAGCTCCCGATATACCTTCGTCGCGCGCGGCTTGGCGCCACCGATTGCGTCTAGGTCGGGCTCGCCTACGTACTGCCTCGCGAACGCCTCCGGCTCGAGCACCGCCGCGTGCACCGCCGTGCCCAGCTTCGTCGCGTCCGTCTCCTCGCGCGGCTGGCCGATCATGTACTTGAAGTGCAGCGGAGAGATCGCCAGCCAGCCGAGCCGCGTCGAGCCCATCGCGTCGAGGGCGAGGTAGTCGGACATGGTCGTCGTGCGATAGAGGCCGGGGGAGAGGGCGGTCACGACGCGGCCATCCTCTCGACGCGCTGCTCCTCCGCGATGCTCCAGAGCCCGACGCATCCGACCGAGCAGAATCGGTACTCCAGGCGCCCGAGGCCTCCAGGGAACGCCTGACTCCACACCGCTGCCAGGTCGCGCCGGACCTCACGCCCGCATTCGCGACGATGGCACTCGATCACCATCTCGTCCGGATTCATCGCGTCAGCCCCGCCGCGAGCACGTCCCCGCGCACCAGCGTCGCCAGCTGGAACATGAGCGAGACCATCCACAGCGTCACGAACACCACGGCGCCTGCGAAGACGTCGCGGCCCACCCGGCTTGGAAAGTTCATCGGATCGGCACTCCTTTGCGGTGAGGGGAAGGTCATCCAACCCAGCGGGCGAACAGCACCCAGAAGATCGTCTTCAGCAGGACCAGGATCGTCGGCTCGTGAGCACCGCCCGCGTCTACGATCACTTCGGGCACGGCGTCAGCTCCTTCCATCCCGCGGCGAGCAGTTCCAGCGCGGCGGTGGTCGGCTGATCGAAGCTGTCTCCGGATTCCACGATCACTTCGGGCATGACGAACCTCCTCCGTTGATACTCGATTCACATAGTTCCGAGTACTCCTGCTGCGCCTTCTTGGTCGCCGCGAGCAGCATCTCGCAGCGGTCCATCCGCGGCTGCCAGTGTTTGCTCACCGGCGGCGTCTGCTGCATGCCCTTCATCGCGACGTCGAGCAGCCACTTGAGCCGCGCGAGCCTGCGCTGGAGCTTGATGCGGTACGCCTCGCGGGCCTGCTCCAACGACACGGGCTGCTCCAGGCCGTCCCACTCGTACCCGCTCACGACGTTCCCCAGTCGCCCGGTGCCGGCACGTGGCCAACGATGTGCGGGCAGCGCTCCTCGTCCGACGGCGCGTCATCCTTGCGGCACTCGTCGCACCGCTGGCAGTCGAGTCCGCGGCATCCCGTGCGCGCGTAGTGCGGGCAGCACTCGCAGAGCGCGGTGACCAGGTCGAGCCCGACGCTCACGGGAGCAACCCTCCGCGCTTCGCCCAGTCGCGGACGGCAACGCGCACGTCGAGGTCGCCTTGCTCCTGACCCATGCGGCGACACGCGCGCGTGAGCAGGCCGATCGCCTCGCGGAGCAGCTCGTCACGCGCCGCCACCTGCGCCTTGAGCATGGCGATCTCTCTCGCGTTGGCCGCGTCCGCGCCGTCCCGGATCACGCCGCACCCATGGGGAACTCGTCCCAGGTCCGCCCGTCGAGCAGGCGCCCGGCGGCTTTCTTCCCGACGCGATGCATCTCCCGCAGCTCTTCAACGGGGCCCAGCCCGCCGACTCGAGTGATCCCGGGCGGCGCGTACTCGCCCCACTGCTTGAAGAAGTACGCGACTCCGGCCGCCTGGCACTGGTCACGGATCGATAGCGGCCACTCCGGGTGCATCGGTCGCGCGCCTGGCCCGGACTCGCCGCCGCAGATCACCCAGTCGAGTTCGTTGGTCGGGATTCGGCCTGACCCATCGGCTGCCAGGAAGGTCTTCATCCACATCCACCCGGCGAAGTCGATCGGCCCAAGCAGCGGCTCCGCGCTCACGAACCGCACCGCGGCTGGCGTCTGGAGTAGGAGCGGGATGCGCTCGTCCGCTGCGGCCTGGTGCTCCGCACTCACGCCGAGCCACACGTTCGGGAGCGGCCACGCCGGGATCCAGACTCCGCCGCGGACCGACCAGTTCTTGTGCGAGCCGCGGTAGGCAAATCGGTCTGCTGCTCCGGCGACGCGCCTATCCATGCCCTCGTGCGACAGCAGATCGCGCATCCGCTCCGGCCGCTTCGTGAGGATCTGGAACGTGTGCTGCGGGGCGAGTGCCATCACCGCGAACACGCGGGCGATGTCATCGTCGAACAGGTGCTCGTGGAACAGGTCGCTCATCGAGTTCACGAATATGCGCCGGGGAGTCTTCCACCGGATCGGGTCGAGCAGGTGCTTCTCGATCACGCGGACCTCGCCGGACCACCGCGGCTCGCCGTTGCGCATCACCGCGAGGCCCTCGTAGGGGAGGCCAGGGCCAGAGAACCGCGCGGCGACCCGCTCCGCGTAGCAGTTCCGGCAGCCCTCCGACACGCGCGAGCATCCGCGGATCGGATTCCAGGTCGCGTCGGTCCACTCGATGGCGGACTTGTCGCTCACGCCGCCCTCCGCAGCATCCCCACGAGCCGGCGCCGGATGGCGGCCCAGTCCATTGCACCCGGCCGGACCGCCATCCCTCGGTGAAGGCTCCAGTGATTCGACCAGCTCGGCCGCACGTCGCCACGCCCGCTCGACACCGGCTCCGACAGGGGAGGGCGGTCAATCCACAGCCGCGCGTGCGGGTGGAGCGGGATCTGGGGTAGGCTGCGCGGGCCACCTACCTCGGAGGTCGCCACATGGATTGGATTTCGATCCTCGTTCCAGTGCTCCTGTTCGGTGGCCTGATCTGGGGCATCCTCAAGGCCATCGATGCGTTCAAGACACCCGATCCGAACGCCGGAGGAATTCGCCGCAGCGACCAGCGGTACCCGGTCCAAGCCGCGCCCGCTGGTGACCCTGGAAAGCTCGACATCGGTGGCACGTGGTGCCCTCACTGCGGGCACCGGAACAGCCAGCGGGAGACGAAGAACGTTGGGTGCTTCTACGTGTTGCTCGTCTTCGTTTCGTTCGGGCTGGCGCTCCTCGCGTACCCGTTGCTGCCACGCGAGTGGCATTGCCTCGAGTGCAGGAACCGCTGGAGAGCGTAGGCCGGGCGCGCACTGCGGGCGCGTTCTCACGCCGCAGCCTTTGAGCGAGCCCGCGCGCTCTTCGCCTTCTGGATCGCATTGATGATCACGTCCACCGTGACCCCGTAGGCGCGCGCCATCCCCATCACGATCTCCGTCCGTGGGTCGTGGTGCCCAGACTCCAGCCTCGACAGGTGCGAGGCGGGAATCCCCAGCTCCGTCGCGGCCCGGGTCTGTGAAAGACCAGCTTTCACGCGCAGGGCTGCGAGCGGGCCAGTTCCGCGGAGTTCGTGAGGCATTCGAGGCGCTCCCTCTGGTTGCGTGCAGCACCAAGCCGCACGGCGACAAGATCGGCGCGTCTCGTGGATTAGTCAAGCCAAAAATTTAATGTGTTGCGCAACAACGGGGAAAGGTAGTAGCGTGCCGCGCTGTTGGGGAAGGAGCCTACCGCTCGACGGGCTTGACTGGTCTGCCGCGGCGGAGCCCGAAGCCGGGCGGCTTCGAGAATGACTTGCCGCCGTTGTGCATTCGGCGGAGGCGCTCGAGGTAGGCGGCGAGCGCGTCTTCAGCGAGGCCTGAACGAGTGAGGAAATGAGGCGGACCACTCAGCCAGCCACACGCGTGCGAGATCTCTTCAACGAGATCGGCGGGGAGATAGACCGTCAGATTGCGCTTCGCAACCCTCGGCAGCGGCGCCTCGTCTGCGCGCGCCTTCGTTGCTCCGTTCTTCTTGCTCATCGGGAGGCCTCGTGATTCCAGAATCGTTCGAACTGCGGAGCGTCGGCGGCATCACCGGACCAGACGACGAGACCGGAAGGATCGGCATCACCTTCTATGCGGAAGGGAAGGAGCCCGTACGGCTCGCGATCGATCACGAGTCCGCCGCGATCCTCATCTGCGGCCTGACCAAGCTGTACATCCGTCGCTACTACCATCGCCGCTCCCATGCGGAGAGATCATCGGGGACCGAGAAGGCCGCGCCGGGAGCGGGCGGAACGAACGAGCCGAAGCTGTGACCGGCGACGAGATCAGCAAGGACATCCTCGGGGCTCGCGTAGTCGCCGAACTCGTCCTTGCCCACGCAGAGACGCCACCGCCCATCGAAGTCGCTCACGATTCGAATGGCGGGCCCGCCCGGAATTCTGTGGCTGTACTCGCGTGGCCTCATCGCATCCGTCATCGCCTGGAACCTCCGTCACCCTTCACGCGTAGCACTCTCGTCACGCACCCACGTGGCCATGGATCGGGCCGTCATCTCGGAGACCGCATCCATGGGACGTCACAAGCCGCTACCGAACTTCGACCGCTGGACCGTCTCGACCTCGCCCCGCGGGCAGTGGATCCTCACCGACCAGTCAGGCCATCCGGTGCTGCATCACCCAGACAGGCTCACGAGGCTCCGCGCCGTCTACCTCGCCGCCCAGGCGCCGCCGCTCCTGGTCGCGGTCACCGAACTGCTCCGGGTGCTCGAGCGGAACCTTTCCGGCTACCACGGCTACCATCCGCTGGTCGAGTTCGCCCACCTCACGATCACGCTCTCCAGGCCCCCTGGGGAGGTCGCTCAAGCCGCGGAGCCGGTCCGGGATCAGCAGGACCTCGACCTGGAGGCAGCGTAGCCCCGGGAGGGTGCCTACCGCAAGGACGCTCTAGTTGTCATAATACATCCTCGCAAGCACTTACGGGCTTTTCATACAGTGAAGCTCGATCCAGCCACGGAAGGCGCGCATGGGTCTCCTACCGGCCCCTCTGAGCGCCATCCAGGCGCGGTTCTGGGCCAAGACTCGGCGCTTGGATTCCGGGTGCATCGAGTGGTTGGCGGCCCGCGACCCCGCCGGCTACGGGTGCTTCTGGGGATTCGTCATCGGGGAACCGCGGGCGCGGCAGCGCAAGGCGCACCAGTGGGCCTTCGAATGGGCACACGGCCCGGTCCCGGAAGGTCGGGAGATCGACCACGTCTGTCATGTTCGCTGGTGCGTCAATCCCGACCACCTCAGGGCCGTGACCCACCAGGAGAACCAGGGGAACCGTAGGTATTGCAAGAAGTTCCGCGAACAGGAACACCCCCTCGCCACGGACGGCCGGAATGGCTCGCGGTAACCCGCAGCCCTGGACGGCCTTCTGGTGGGGCGATTGGCTCCGCGACCCTGGCGTGAGACTGCTAGGTAACGAGCGGCGCGGCAGATACATAGACTTCCTCGCCCTCACGAACCAGACGGACCGCCCGGGCGTGCATCCCGAGGTCGACGTGCGCGACATGCTCGGCTATTCGGCGGGGGAATGGCCTGAACATCGGGACACATTCGCGCGGTGCTTCAAGATCCGAAGCGACGGAACCTGGGTCCAGGAGCGCACCGTCGAGGAGCATCAAGTCTCCCTCCGAGAGCGCGAAAAGGCCTCAAGAAAGGGCCGAAAAGGCGCGTCTGTAACTAACGCTAAGCGTTGGGGTTCGTCGCCTGAGCGATCTACGGGCGATCGCCCGGCTGTCGCCCGGCTGTCGCCTGACTGTCGCGAATCAGAGTCAGATACAGAGACAGAAGATACAGAGTCAGAATCAACACCCTCCTCGATCACCAGCGCAGCGCCGAGATTGAACGGGAGTGCTCTAGCCAACGCCACACCCTCTCGTCGCTGGCGCGACGTGTTCGAGCGATTCTGGACCGACTACCCGCACTTCGAGCGCCGCTCCTCGAAGGCCAAGTCCCGGGCCCTCTGGCTCAAGCTCAAGCCCCAGGACGAGCCCAACCTCGCCGCCATCCGCGAGCACCTCCTCGCCTGCTCCGAATCCCACGACTGGACCCGAGACGGCGGAGCCTACGTCCCCGCCGCCGAGGTCTGGCTCGCCAAGAAAGGCTGGATCGCGTGAACCCTCACGACACGCTGGACGCCACGCTGGACGCCGAATCCTGCGTCCTCGCCGCCATGCTCCTGGACCCGCAGGCCATCGCCGCCGCTGTCCGGCAACTGCGAGCCGAGGACTTCGCTCGACCGCAACACGCCCGTGTGTTCTTGGCCATGGTCAGCATCTTCGAGCGAGGCGACCAGCTCGACCTCGTGACGCTCGCTGACGAATTGCGCCGGCGCGGTGAGCTGGACTCGGTCGGTGGCTCCGCCGCCCTCGCTCACTTCCCCGACTGGACCGCCACGTCCGCCAACGTCGAGCAGCACGCGCGGCTCGTGAGAGAAGCATCCGCGCTCCGCAAGATCCGCCGCTCCACCGACGAGGCGACACAGGAGCTCGACCGCGGCGACGCATCCAAGCCCGTCTCGGAGCGGCTACAGAATCGCCTGATCGAGATTCAGTCCGAGCGCTCCGACGATCTCGTCAACGCGCACGATCTCATGCCGACGACGATGCTCGACGTGTCAGACATCGCCGAGAACAAGGCCAGCGCCATCGGCATCCCGACCGGGTTCCGCGACCTCGACCGCATCGTCCGCGGCTTCAAGCCCGGCAACCTCGTCGTCATCGCTGGCCGCCCCTCGATGGGCAAGACGGCACTCGCGCTCAACATCGCCGACAACGTCGCGAGCGCCGGCTATCACGTCGGAGTCGTCTCGCTCGAGATGACCTCGCGAGAACTCGGCATGCGTCTCGTCTGCGCTCGCGCCGAGGTCTCGGCCAACTCAATCTCCACCGGTCTCAACTGCGACGCCATGCGCAACCTCACGAGAGCCGCCGCATCGCTCAGCGAGCTACCGATCTCGTTCTACGATGCTTCGATGGTGTCGGCACTCGACATCCTCTCCCGCTGCGTCGCCATGAACGCGAAGCGAAAGCTCGACGTCCTGATCGTGGACTACCTGCAACTCATCTCGCCGGCCAACACCCGCGAGAACCGCGCCGAGCAGATCGCCGAAACAACCCGCTACCTCAAGGGCCTCGCACGTCGCCTTCAAGTTCCCGTCATCGCCCTGTCGCAACTCAACCGAGCCCTCGAGGGCAGGCCCGAACGTCGCCCACAACTCTCCGACCTCCGCGGCAGCGGCGCGATCGAGCAGGACGCTGACCAGGTGCTGTTCGTGTTCCGCGAGGAACTGCACAAGCCCAGGGAGTCCGCACTTCGCGGCAGGGCCGAAGTCATCGTCGCTAAGAATCGCAACGGACCGATCGGCGACGCTCGCCTGCGCTTCGTCCACGAGCTCGCCAAGTTCACCGAGGCAGACGAGTGGCAGGAAGCAGAACAACAGGCGGTCTGGTAGATGCCGAGGTTCGACGTCGCATCACTCCGCGCCCGGCTGTTCGGGCTCGGGTTCATCGCGGCGCTCGCGTTCGTGGCCGGCTGTCTCGGCGGGATCGCGGTCGTCGGAATCAGCAACTGCACGGGAGGTCGGTAATGGCACGAGAGCATTTGGCCAAGGTCGTCGGTTACGAACTGCTCGAAAAGAGTGCCGGCGGGGCGGAGCCGCTGCGCGTGAAGTTCAAGACGTACGGAACCGTGAAGGGCGAGGTCGTGAACGCAACGGCGACGATCGTGATCGACGCGAACAAGCGCGACGACTACCCGCTCGGCCGCGTGTTCAACATCGCGTTCGAATTGTCGCAGGAAGAGCTGCCGCTCGGCGACGCGGAGCGCGAGACGAAGCCGGCAGGCAAGCGTGGCGCGAGCGCCTCGGCCCAGCACTAAGGCGATCGGCGTGGCGCGCGGGATCAAAGTCGTGGGCGGTCCTGGCAAGACCAACCGCGCGTCCACGCCTGTCGTCTCGCCTGTGCGTTCCAGGGCTGGGCGTGTAGGCGATAACGGGGAGTCGCGTGGGCTTGGGGGCGGGTTCGTCCCGGCACGATTCTCCAGCGGTCCTAGGCGCACTGGCGAGCCTCGTGGAGCGGGACAGATTGTCCCACCTGCCCGGCTGGGCCCGTGCACGCACTGCGGCCTCCCTCACCGGAGCAGCCAGTGCAACCGGCCCGAGGGCATCGCGTCGCGTGGTGGTCGGAAGGTGAAGATCCGCGAGCACACGCTGGACTGGACGCCTGAGTCGGCGAAGCGCGGGCGCGCGCGGCAGAAGCGGAGCAAGGCATGAGCCTACGTAAGCCGTACTACTCGGACGACGCGGTGACGCTGTACCACGCGGACTGCCGCGAGATCCTGCCGCACGTGCGCGCGGATGTGCTCGTGACCGACCCGCCGTATGGCGTGAACTTCAAGGGCAAGGCAACCAAGCACACGAAGCCGGGAGGCGGCTACACGACCGAGGACGGGGAGGCGGGGCCGCTCATGGTGCGTGCCGCGCTGGAGATCGTTGATAGGGGCCTCGTATTCAGCGGCCTCCGCCTGATGTTCGACTATCCCAAGCCGGACGACGTTGGGGGCGTCTATTGTCCGAGTGGCGCAGGGCGCGGACGCTGGGGCTTCACGTGCTTTCATCCGGCGCTGTTCTACGGAACCAGAGCACGTAGACCTGGCATGTTGCCGACCACGATCCAATCATTCGACCTGGCGGACGATGTTGAGCACCCATGCCCCAAGCCGATGCGTTGGATGCGATGGGCCATCGAATTGGCCAGCAACGAAGGCGAAACTATCCTCGACCCCTTCGCGGGCTCCGGCACCACGCTCCGCGCCGCCAAGGACCTAGGCCGCCGCGCCATCGGCATCGAGATCGAGGAGCGTTACTGCGAGATCGCCGCGCGCCGCTGCGCACAGGAGACGCTCGCGCTGGAGCCGGTGCACGCGACCGAGCCCGAGCAGCACGCCATGCAATTCCCGCTGACGGAGTGCCCATGAACGGATTCGACGGAGCGTCGGCGGTGTTCGTGGTGGGCCTGATCGGCCTTCTCCTGTTCGCGCTGTTCGGGACCAAGGGTCCGAGGGCGAGATGATCGTCGCGGCGTTCTGTGCGTTCGTGGCGATCGTCGCGGCCGTGATCGTCGCGCTGGCCCTGCGGTGGATCGTGGAGTGCATCGAGATGGTGATCGGTTGGGACAGGTGAAGGCGCGCGCGGGTGGCGGCTCTGCGAATGATCTCGCCGCGGAGTGCGGCGACGTGAGGAGCGCTGAGTGCGCGCCTGCGCGCGCGAGCGAAGCACCGTCAGTCGAGGCAACAGATCGCCCGCTAATCCTGGGCGGAACGGAGGTGCGCCATGTGAGCGAAGCGGAGAGAGAAGTCAGTTCACTGGACCTGGCACGTCCCGAACAAGACGCGGCGCCGGCGGATCGAATGATCACGTCGGCGCCGCTTCGTTCCATCCGGATCGTGATCGACGGCGAGCGCTTCGAGACACACGGCCGTGGCGCCGCGAAGACGTTCAAGCCGATCCCGTGGGTGCACGAGTCGATCAACGTGTGGGTGAGCAAGCGGGGCCCGTGGGTGCGCCAGAAGCTGCACGACGAGTGGGGCTCGAAGATCGCTGAGGTCTGCGCCGGCCAGCGCGGGATCCGCGGTCCGGTGATCGTGACCGTGTGGAGCTTCATCGGCGCCGACCGCGACTGCGACCCGGACAACAAGGCGCCGAAGTTCATCATGGACGGCCTCGTGGACGCCGGGATGATCGACGGCGACGGGCGCCGAACCGTGGTGGACCTGCGGACGCGCATCCGGGTGGACCGCGCGAATCCGCGCACCGAGATCGAGATCCGGACGCCGACCGGGGCCGAGCTGATCGACCTCGGGCTGGACGATCTGGTGGCCGCGGAGGCCTGGAAACCGCTCCGAAAAGCCGCAAGGCAATTGGGCTTCGAGGTTTAGGCGATCGTCACGGAATTGTAAGAATCACGAGATCTCCGTAATGGCTTCTCGGCGAGGAGCCCGGTATCAACCTCGCCGATGGACACGCCTTCGGTTCCGCCCGCCCAGATCATCGCCGGCACGACGGTCGACTTCCGTCGCACGTATGCCGACTTCCCCGCGAACGACGGCTGGGCGCTGACGTTCTCCCTCGCCGGCCGCAGCACCGCGACCTTCACCGCGACGGCTGACGGCGCCGACCACGTGTTCGCGCTCCCCGCGGTGGAGACCGCCGCACTCCTCCCCGGCGTGCACCGCTGGTACGAACAGGCGACCAAGGGCGCGATCGTGAAGCCTGGCGAGAGCGGCACGCTGCTGATCGAGGCGAACCCAGCGGCGGCACTCGGCGGCGAGCTCGAGAGCAAAAACGAACGCATCCTGGCGTTGCTCGAGACTCGCCTCGAGGGCCGCATCACCGAGGACATGGACGCGTATGCGGTGGACGGCGTCCAGGTGTCACGGATCCCGTTCGACCAGCTGCGCGAGTGCATCGCGGACTATCGCGCGCTGGTCGCTGCCGAGCGTCGCGGCGGAATCAACCGGCCCCCGCTGCACTACGCCTTCACGCGTCCCGGGGCGTTCTGATGGCCGGCCGCGATGGACGCGCACCGCTGAGCGATCGCACGTGGGCCGCGGTCCGCGAGCTGGCGCCGAGGCGGATCAAGCGCGCGATGGACGCGTTCTCGGGGCGGCGCGACTACAAGGCGGCGCTTCAGTCGCGGCTCGTGGCGGACTGGATCGCGCAGCTCAGGGCGGCCGACGACGAGCTGAAGCGCGACATGACGAAGCTCCGGGCGCGCTCTCGCGAGCTGTCGCGGAACAACGGGTTCGCGAAGCACTACCTCCGCCTGGTCGGCGACAACGTGATCGGCCCGGTCGGGTTCAATCACCAGGCGCGCGTGAAGAACAACGACGGCAAGCTCGCGCGCCCGCTGAACGACAAGATCGAAGAGGGCTGGGCCGAGTGGTGCAACGTGGTCACGCTCGACGGCCGCCTGTCGTTGTGCGCGTTCGAGAAGCAGCAGCTGCGCGGCATGGCGCGCGACGGCGAGTCGCTCGTGCGGAAGTGGCGCGGCGCCGACGGCCCCTACGCGTTCGCGCTCGAGGGCATCGACCCTGACCTGCTCGACCACACGTTCAACCGCGTGCCGAATCGGAGCGGGTCCGGGCTCGAGGTCTGCATGGGGATCGAGAAGGACGAGCGTAACCGCCCGGTGCGCTACTGGGTGTGGGACGGCCCCGAGAGTTTCGCGCGGCAACGGAAGCGGATCGGCATCCCCGCGGACGAGATCATCCACCGCTACGACGTCGAGCGATGCAACCAGTCGCGCGGGGTGACGTGGTTCCACCCGGTCATGCTCGAGCTGCACATGCTCGAGAGCTACTTCGACTCCGAGCTGGTGGCGAGCCGTGTGGGCGCGAACGCTCAGGGCTTCTTCGTGCGCAGGGAAGGCACGGGGATGCCGACCGATCCGATCGTCGGTGACGCGCAGCAGCAGGCGTTGCTGGCGCTCCAGTCGTCGGAGCCGGGCTCGGTGAACTTCGCGCCCGAGGGCTACGGGTTGGAGACGTTCGACTCGACGCACCCGTCCACCGCGTTCGGCGACTTCGTGAAGGCTGGACTGCGCCAGGTGGCGAGCGGCCTCGGGATCACCTACGCGACGCTCGCCGGAGATCTCGGAGAGGTGAACTACTCGGCGCACAAGTCGGGGAAGAACGACGAGCGGTTCATGTGGCGCGGACTTCAGTTCGACGAGGTGACGCGCTTCCTGGGGCCCGTCAAAGCCGAGTGGCTCGCGATGGCGCAGCTCCGCGGAGCCCAGACCGGCGGGCGCGAGGGCCTGGTCCTCGACACGCGCGACCCGAAGAAGCTGCTCGCGGGCCGGTTCAAGGGGTGCGGCTGGCCCTCGCCCGACCCGCTCAAGGAAGCGAACGCGTTCGTGATCGAGGTGGGGCACGGCGTCAACACGTGCACGTGGTTCCTCGAGGAGCGGGGCCAGGACTTCGAGGAGCTGATCGAGATCCGCGCCGAGGAGATCCGGCTCGCGGCCGAGGCGGGCGTCCCGATCACCGACATCGCCGCCGCGGCAGCTGGCACCGTGGCTCAGGAGAAGGCCGACCTCGAGGACGAGAAGGAAGCGAAGTCCTCGAGCAAGACGAACGGCAACGGGAATCGAATCGCTGCGCTGGCGCGGCACTGAGGGAGACGAGATGCCAGAGTTCAACAAGGCGCGCACGGTCAAGCTGAAGGGCCCGACGTTCCGCGACGCGCGCATCGTTCATGCGGAGCGCGCAGCGGATGACGCGGCCGACGCACCGCCGCGCGAGTTCGACATCGTCATGAGCACCGAGACCCCGGTCCGGATTTTCGACTGGTGGTCGGGAGAAAGTTTCTGGGAGGTGCTCGGTCACGGCGAGGGCGAGGTCGACCTGTCCTACTTCGATCGTGGCGGCGCGTTCCTCGAGGAGCACCGCGGGAAGCCGATCGGCGTGGTGCGGAACTCGAAGCTGGACGACGCCGAGTTCAAGGGCCGCGTGCGGCTCTCTCGCAACCCCGCCGGCGTCGAGGCGGCGCGCGACGTGCAGGACGACGTCCGCACCAAGATCTCGATCGGCTACGAAGTGCGGAAGTACGTGAACGTCGGGAAGCACACCGACCAGCTCCCGATCCTCCGCGCCGTGGACTGGATCGTCTACGAAGCGAGTCTCGTGGGAATCCCCGCAGACCTGAAGGCGGGTGTGCGGGCGAAGGACGGCCTGGAGCGCGAGCTTCTGGTCGCAATCGAGGGCGACGAGCCCGACAAGGAGCGAACGATGAAGAAGGTTCGAAACGAAGCGGGCGCGATCGTCGAGGTCGAGGACACCGATCCGCGCGCTGCGGTGGTCGAGGGAGAGCAGCGCGCGACGCCGGCAATCCAGGTGCTCGAGCGCGAGACGGACGATCGGCTGCGCAACGTCCGGAGCATGTGCGAGGCGAACGGGATTCCGCAGTTCTTCGTGGACCTGGTGCAGCGTCACGGCGAGTCGGTCACGCTGAAGCAGGCGGCCGACGCGATCATGGCGGAGCGGGCGACCAAGGGTTCGGCTCAGCCGGCTGCGGCAGCGCTCGGGATCCCGGCTGAGGTCGTGAAGAACTTCAGCCTGACGCGAGCTCTCCGGTCCGCGATCGAGCACAGCAAGGGCATCACTCCGAAGGCGGATGAGTGGGCCGTGTCCGAGAAGATCCGGGCCAACTTGCCGGCGACGTACGCGCCTCATTCGAACGGCGTGTTCGTTCCGATCCGTCTCGGCAGCGATCCGTCGGAGCGCGCGCTGGGGTCCAAAGTGGTCACCGGCGGCGCCGAGCTGGTGATGCAGGAGGAGGGCGGGTTCATCGACATGCTGCGCGTCCGCCCGCGCGTGATCGAGTTCGGCGCGAGGGTCATGACCGGCCTCACGGGGCCGATCGTATTCCCGAAGCAGACCCAGGAGGTCACGGGCTACTGGATGGCCGAGAACCCGGCCACCGCGGTGCCGGACTCCGAGCCCAAGTTCGGGACGATCCTGCTGACGCCGCGGACCATGATGGCGACGACCATCATCCCGCGGCAGCTCGTGATGCAGGCCTCGATCGATGCGGAAGGAATCGTCCGCGACTCGATGGGGTTCACCCACAAGAAGATGATCGACAAGGCTGCGCTCTACGGGAAGGGCGTCCAGGGCGAGCCGCGCGGGATCATGCAGACCGACGACGTCCTCACCGAGGCGATGGGCGGAGTCCCGAGCTGGGCCAAGCTCGTCAGCATGTCCGCGAAGGTGGCGGACGCCGAGGCGGACATCGACGTCCAGCGATACCTCACGACGGCCCTCATGGCCGGGAAGCTCAAGACGGTGCCGAAGGAGACGGGCATGCCGGTATATCTCTGGGACGGCACCCTGCGCGACGGCGACATCGGCGGGTACCGATCCGGAACGAGCGGCCAGGTCAGCAAGGTGCAGACCGGGCTCGAGGAGATCGGCGGCGCCGAGCACGGGATCTTCTTCGGCTCGTGGAACCAACTCGTCATCGGTCTCTGGGGCGTGATGGAGATCATCTTCGACGAGGTCACGCTGGCCACCAAGGGCCAGCTCCGGCTCACCAGCTTCCAGATGGGCGACATCATCCTGCTCTACCCCGAGGCGTTCTGTGTCGCCACGGGCGCGACCATCGCGTAACCGATCGCACAGCGATCGAACGAGGAGACCAGTCATGAAGGTGAAGGTCGAAAGCAGCTTCATCCACGGCCACCGCGCGCTCGTGGAGGGCGAAGTGGTCGAGATGGACGATCGGGTCGCGGCGCAGAAGATCGCGTCCGGGCAGGTATCGAAGGTCGCCGAGGCTCCGGCCGACGCGTCCAAGCCGAAGCCGAGCGCGAGCCCGGCGTCACCGCAGAAGCCGTAATCCATGCGCGTGCGAGTCGAGTCGGGGTTCATGTATCAGGGCCGAGCCCGCGCGGTCGGCGACGAGATCGACATCCCCGACTCGCTCGTGGCGCAGATGATCCATAGCGGACAGGTGGCGCTGCTGCCGCCGATGCCGACGGTCGTTCGAGACCCCATTCCGAACCAACGCGACCCGCGGGCGATCCGCCGGCGCAGCGCATGAAACAGGAGGTGGCATGAACACCAACGTGGGCCATGAGGTCGTGATCGGGGACAACAACGTCGTCGTCACGGCAACCGGCCAGGGTGGCGCGATCGACATGCGCGACTACGACGGCGCGGCGACGTTCTTCATCGCGCACAACAACACGGCCGGAACTGCTCCGACGCTGGCCTGCAAGCTCGTCCACTCGGAGACGACGGGGGGCACCTACACCGACGTTCCGAACGGAGCCTTCGCGGCGATCGCTGCCACCGACGGAGTGAAGACCGTGTCTGTGGACGTGGCGCAGCTGAAGGGCTTCGTCAAGCTCGACAGCACCATCGGCGGCACCGCGAGCCCGTCGTTCAGCAACACGTTCGGCGCCGTCGCGCGGAAGAAGTACCAGAAGTAACCGCCATGCCTCTGCCCGTCTGTCGTGACCTCGTCGGGATGCTCGCTCAGGTGGGCGAACCCGTCGAGGTCGCTGGGCGGAAGGCGTGTGGGTTCGTTCGGTTCCGTGACGAGACGGTGTTCGAGGACGAGCAGGGCGCGTCAGTGGTCGGCACGTTCGTGATCGTCGGCATGCGCACGGACGACCAGTTCGCGATCGGGGAGACGATCGTGGTGCGGCGCAAGTCGTACACGATCACGAGCGCGATGCAGGGAGTCGGCGCTGGCGCCCACACCAAGCTGTTCTGCCGCGAGGTCGAAGCGTGAGCAGCATCGGCGATCAGATCGTCGCGGCGATGGTGACGGCGCTGAACACGAGCACCCCGGCCGGTCTGCCGGCGAGCGAGTTGGACAGATACGACGACGTGGTCCTCGAGGCCTCCAGCAACCCGAAGGCGAACCTGGTCTATCAGGTCGAGGACGACGAGCAGCCGGCAGGCAGCGATGACGCGCCGGTTCAGCAGCACGAGATGACGGTCGGGATCAGGCACCTGGCGCTCGGAACCTCGAGCACGACGCCCGCGCAGGAGGCGGACAAGCTCTACGCGTGGAGCGTCAAGGCGCTGACCGACCAGCGGTTCGGAAATCTGGTGATTCACATCCGGCCGAAGCGGCGGGTTTGGGCCCGTCCGAAGGAGCCGATTGCGACGAGACAGGCGGAGATCCGCTCGCTGTGGCGAGTGCGATTCATATCGAAGGCAGCGGACGCAGAACTGAGGGCGTAGCGCCCAGGAGGTTGGAGTCATGGCTTTCCAGGCTGACGGCGGAAATCTGCACATGGGGCGCGGCGCGGTGTTCGCGAGGCGCATCGAGGCGGCCGGGACGGCGCACGGGTTCCTGTTCCTCGGACAGAGCACGCGGTTCGGGATCCAGATGAACGCGGAGTTCGCTGAGGAGCGTTCAGCGGTCGAGGCATCGGCGCCGACGGTGAAGAAGATGGCGACGCGGGTAAGCCCCGAGATCCTCATTACGCTCAAGGAATACAAGTCGGACAACCTCTCGCTCGTGTTCCTCGGGAGCCGCACGGCAAACATTCAGGCGGCCACCGCGATCACGAACGAAGTGTTCAACGACGTGAAGCAGGGCCGCTACATCAAGCTCGCGAAGGTCGGGCCCGTGACCGGCGTCAACGTCGAGCCGTCTCCGACCGGCACCGCCTACGTGCTCGGTACCGACTACTCGATCGAGGACGGCGCGGTCCCGATGATCTACATCATCCCCGGCGGAGGCATCGCGGACGGGACGGAGATCCAGGTCGACTACGTGCCGACCGCCTACGCGTCGCCCGGGCTCGAGGAGATCAACGGAGCCGTCCAGCCGCTGGTCGAGTGCGAGCTGCTGTTCCGGCCGGACCCGGCGTCGGGTCCCAAGCTCAAGGTGGAGGTGTGGCGCACGTCGATCTCGTCCGAGGGGCTGGTCGAGATGATCCAGCACGAGACGAACGAGTTCCCGTCGTTCGAGATCAAGGGCGCGGTGCTGTCGGACGCGGCGGTCCATCCGACGTGCCCCTACTTCAAGCTCACGAAGCTCGGGATCGTGACGTAAGCCATGCGTCTCTGGCCATGGAGCAGCAACCGCGGTCGCCCGCAGGCATCTCCCCGGCTGATGCCGGCGACCAGCGGCCGCGGTGCTGCCCGGGCCGTGCGCACCATCGAGATCGGCGGGCGGAAGTTCTCATCGTGGGACGCCTCGACCGCGAGGCAGGACGACTTCGTCGGCTCGCTGCTGCCGAGGGCGTTCGTTCAGGGATCGGACGAGAACGAGGACGCGTTCGCCCGGCGCATCCTCGAGGAGATGAGGGAGAGCGGTCAGACGAACGTGCTCCTGGGCGGGCTGATGCTGCCCGAGGGCATGACGCCTGCGGAGTGGCGGCCCGAGGTCGCGGCCCACACCGCGGAGTTCCTGGACGGCATCACCGATCCGGAAGACAAGGCAACGCGCGGCGCACTGGTGCTCGACCTCGTGATCCATTTTTTCGTGAGCGGGCTGATCTCCTTGGAGCGTTCGACTCGCTCTTCCGCAGCGGAATCCGGCGTGGTGGCGACGGCGGGAGATCAGCCCAGCAACGTGAGGGTGTTCGCTACGGCCAATGGTGCGGCGTCGTCCGCGCCGTAGCCGGCCACGACCACGATGTAGCAGAGCGGGTATTCGATTGGCCGCTGAGGGAGGTCCTGTTGGCGTACCGAGAGCTGAGGCGTGAGCAGGACCTGGCGGCCTACCGCTTCGAGTCGCTCCGCTACGCCGTCGTCGCTCCCTACCTCAAGAAGGGCGACGCCAAGCCGCCCGAGCCCTCGGCGCTCCTCCAGGAGCCGTAGCCGATGGCCACGCCTGACGTCAGGGTACGGCTCTCCGCCGAGGGCGTCGCCGAAGTTGTCGGTGCGCTCAAGAAGGTCCAGGCCGAGGGGCTGAAGGCTGGAGCGGCCGGCGCCCAGTCCGCGAAGGGCTTCTTCTCAATGAATCAGGCGCTCTCGGCGACGCGCACGCTCCTGGCTCAGCTCGGGGCTGCGGTGTCGGTCGGCCTGCTCGTCGGGTTCGTCAAGAGCGCGGCGGAGGCCGGCGACGAGCTGGGACGCGTGGCGCAGGGAGCCGGGGCGACGGTCGAGAACTTCTCCGCGCTGTCTCTGGCTGCCCGGACCGCCGACGTTCCAGTCCAGGCGCTTCAGCAGGGACTCGCGGCGGTCAACCAGCGCCTCCAGCAGTTGCGCGACGGCGACGCGGGCGCCCGCAAGGTCTTCCGCGACCTCGGGATCTCCCTGAGGGACTTCAGTGGCAAGGACTCGGTCGAGCAGCTCGAGGCGGTCGCGCGCGCTCTCGCTGGCGTCGAGGATCCCGGCAAGCGCGCGGGCCTGGCGATCGAGTTCTTCGGGAAGCGGCTCGGCCCGAGGCTCGCCCCGCTCCTGACCCAGTTGAGCGAGCAGGGCCTGGGCAAGCTGATCCAGCAGGCGGAGCGCCTCGGCGTCCTATTCGACTCGGAGACCATCGCCGCAGCGGACAACCTGACCGACTCGTTCGCACTGCTCCACCTTCAGGTGCAGGGGGTGACGCTTCAGCTCGTGAAGGGGCTTCAGCCGGCGGTCACCGGGACGATGGAGATCCTTTCGGCCGAGCTGTCTTCGAACGTGCGAGCGTGGGAGGAGTGGGGCAAGGCGGTTGGGCTCGTAGTCGCCGAGGCCCTAATAGGGCTCATCAACCTGGGAGACTCGACGATCGCGATCCTTCGATCGATCGGGGAAGCGATGGGCCGCGTCGACCCGATGCGGCGTGACTTGGAGAGACTGAAGCGGATCAAGGATCCGGAGGAGCGTAACGCCGAGACACGCCGGCTATTGAACACGCCACTGGATGACGAACGTGGGGACGGGGCTCCGATCGAAAGGATCGGGAGGCTCGAGCGAGAGGCTCGCGAGCGTAACGATGAGCGACGCCGCTCGCTCGAGCGCCTGAAGGGGACACTCGAGAAGCGGAAGGATGAGGGGCGTCGAGGGTTCGGCGAGGACGACCTCGACCCTCTCGGCGGAGAGGAAATCCGTGGCACGCGATCCATTCCGACGCCAGACCTGGACGACGCTGCGTCGGCCTCTGACCGGGAGCGATTTGCAAAGAAGCGCGCGCAGATCGACGCCGAACTCACGATCGTTCGTGCCGCCCTGAAGGCCCGCGAGTCCGTCGAGCGGCGCAGCCTCGAGGAGGGAACTAAGTCCATCGTCGAGGCATTCGCCGCGCGCCGCAAGATCCTCGAGGAGTCCTTCAACGCCGAGGTGTCCGCCCTCGAGCGGCGCCGTGTGCTAGAGGCCCAGGACGACGACCCGGCGAAGGCCGCGTCGGCAGTCGAGAAGATCACTTCAGAGATCACGGTCAAGCGGATCGAGCACGAAGAAGCGTTGCGCGCGATGGGCTTCGAGGAGCAGGAGTCGATCGAGCGCAGCGAGAAGGTTCAGCTCGAGGCGCTCAACGTCGTGCGCAGGTCGCGAGGCCTGGATCATCAGGTGACGCTATCAGAGATCCGGGAGCAGGGGGAGGCGTTCGAGCGCGAGCTGGTCCGCGCGGGTCGCCCAGCCACGGAAGCGGAGGGCGAGCGTGCGTCCTTCGAGGCGCAGCTCAAGTCCGTCGCCGAGTTCGAAGAGTCCATGCGCACCGTGGACCGCGAGATGCAGTCGCTCGACATCGCCCGCACGGCAATCCACCAGCAGGTCGAGGCCCACAACATCACTCAGACCGAGGGCGAGCGGCAGTTGCTCGAGCTGGAGCAACAGCGGCTCGTTCAACTCCAGGCGATGGCCCAGGCCGCAGTCGTAGCGGCCGAGGCGACGGGCAACCCGGACGCGGTCCTCCAGGCGCTCCAGCTCGCGGCCGCGGTGGACAGCGTCCAGGCGAGCATCGACCGGGCGTCGGTGTCGTTCCGAGACTTCGCCGTTACGGCATCCGAGGCGCTCGAGTCGGGCATCGTGGACGCCCTCACCCGTGGCGTGAACGAGGGGCGCAGCCTCGTCCAGGTCATGAACGACCTGGGGCTAGCGATCGCCCGGGCCGTACAGGAGCTGGCGGCGCTCGAGATCGCGAAGAAGATCATGAGCTTCCTCCCGAAGTTTGGTGGCGGCGGCCGGGTGGCGCAGGTCGAGTTCCGTGCCGCGAAGGGCGGCCGTGTCCCTCAGCACCTGGCCTCGGGCGGACGGATCCAGGGCCCCGGCACCGGCACGAGCGACTCGATCCTGGCGAGCCTTCCCGCGGGCGGGTACGTGGTGCGCGCGAAGTCGGTGGCGCGCCCGGGAGTGCTGGGCTTCCTGCGCGGGCTCACTGGCGGGCCTGCACGGCACTCTGGCGGGGGGCGAGTGCTCGCGCGGGTGTCGAACGGGGAGTACTTCGTGCACCCGTCCATCGTGGCGCGCCGCGGCGTGCTGCCGGCGCTGGAGAGCGTGAACCATGGCGGGTTGCCGGCGACCGCCGGGCGTGGTGGGACCCGGGGAGGCCTGACCGGATTGGCAGCGGGCGGACAGATCGCGCCCGAGATGCTCCGCCAGTTCGGCCACGACATCGTTGCCGCGCAGGCCCCGCTCGACCTGGTGCCGAGGTTCGCCGAGGGCGGGATGGCCGGGGCGATGTCATCCGTCCAGGGCGCCGCGGGTGCTGCCGGCGCGCCGGGCTCGAGCAGCGTGGACGGGCGGATCCAGGTGGGGCTCGACCCCGGGCTCGTGCTCGAGGCGATGCGGACGCCCGAGGGCCAGCGCGTGGTGCTCGAGGTGATCGGCAGCAACCGGCGCACGATCGGGCGGGCGCTCCGTGGGTGACGCGAGCAGGCCTGGCCTGGCTGTGGATGCGAAGGGAGATCCGGTCGTCGATCCTACCGCGAACGTCTTGCAGCTGGTTCAGGCGTCCATCCAGAGAATTGACGACCTGCGCGAGGCAGACAGGAGGCGGATCGATGACCTCATTGCAGCAGAGTCGCGTCGAGTGAACGAGGTGGTGGCGTTGCGGGCCGTGTACGAGGAGAAGCTGCGGGACGCCGAGGCGAAACGCATTGACGCGATCCGCGCGGTCGACGTGAACGCGGTCAGCGTTGCGAGCGGTCGAGCGTCTGACCAGGCGGCCGTGCTGGCGACGCAGGTGACGAGCAGCGCAGACACGCTCCGTTCACTGGTCGCCTCTTCGGCAGCCCAGCTCGCGACCCAGCTCGCGACCCAGCTCACCCAAATCACCGACCGCCTCGCCCTGCTGGAGAAGGCCCAGTACGAAAACCAGGGGCGCTCGGTTGTTGCCGATCCGATGGCCGCGATGCGACTCGACGAGTTCACCAAAGCCCTGGCGCAAATAAGGGGCGACATCTCAGGACTGCGGGAGGCCCAGAAAGAGGGAGAAGGCAAGACGCAGGGGCAGGACCGCACGCACAAGGGAATCGGGAACGTGCTGGGCTATGTGTTCGGCGCGGTCGGGGTCCTCGTCGGAGTTGTAACGCTGATCGTAAAGCTGCTTTCGAGTTCACCATAGAGGGAGGAGTGCTATGCGCATCCTGAAGACGTTCCTGATGGTGTTGACGCTGGCGTTGATCGCGTTCTCTGCTGCCGCGGCTCCCGCGCCCGCGAAGAAGTGCCCGCCGAAGTGCCATCACCGGACCGGCCCGTGCACGGCGAATACGTCGATCCTGGACCACCTCGTGACCGGGTTCGAGATCAACGCGGGCTTCCGCTGGCAGACCGAGAGCGAGTGCCCGGATCCTCAGTCCTCGACCGCTCCCGAATCCGAGTCGCGCGTGCACGACCCGTTCTACATCGGCGCCGGCCTGCGACTCCCGCTGACTCCTCGTGCCGGCGCGTTCTTCAACTTCGACCGCGACTTCACCGACGCGCCCAACTGGCAGGCCAGGCTCGGGCTCAGCTACGCACCGTTCCGGAAATAGGAGACGAGCATGGTCAATCCTAAATCTCCCCCCGACTTCGACGCGATCGACGCGCACGTCAACAAGGCGCTCAAGTCCAAGGCGTTCAGCGATCACGAGCCGCGCGGCCTGATGGCTGCGACTGCGACGGCCAAGGCACTCGACCCCGCGGAGGTGCTCGGCAAGGTGTGCGCGGTCTACCGCGGCGTTCGACCGATCCTGATCGGGCTCGCGTGGATCCCGTTCATCCCCGGATCGTGGAAGCGTGCGCTGGCCAAGTTTCAGAGCGTGCTCGACGGCCTCTGCCCGGGCGAGGAGTAGCGGCCATGCCCGTCGACAACCCGCTGCTCTCGATGCTGAAGCCGTGGACGCTCGCGGCAGTCGCACTCGGACCGTTCGTCTTCCAGTACCTGAAGGCGCTGATCATGCGGTTCAACCCGCGCGGATCGGAGATCCCGAAGACGTGGTCGGCCATTCTCCACGTCGCCACCGTGGTCGGCGTAATCGTGTGGCAGGGCGTAGCGGCCAACGCCTCGGTGGTGGAGATCGCTGCGCAGTGCGCCATCGGCATCATCGTGGCCGAGCTGATCTACAAGCAGGCCGTCGAACCGATGGCGAACAGCTCGAGCCCGATCGTGCCGCAGACGGCAACGGACAAGCACGCGAAGGAGGAGAAGGGCCAATGACGATCGTCGGATTGCTAGTCCTGGTCGTGGTCGTGTGCCTGTCGCTGTGGATCATCCAGCAGTTCGTTGCCGACCCGAAGGCGAAGCAGTTGCTCTCGGTCGGAGTCGTGGTGGTCGTGCTGCTGTACCTGTTGCTCGGGGTGTTCCCCGGGAATGTGAGGCTGTTCAATGGATAGGGATCGAAGGCCCTCCGACCTCGATCGGTTGCTCACGGCAATCGAGAACGTCGGAGAGGAGATCCGTGTCAGCCGTGCCTCGAACCGCGTGCTGATCCGCGAAGGCACGGCAGAGCTGAAGAAGTTGCGCAAGCTGCTCGAAAGCATCGAGCAGGGCACGCCATATCTCGACCTGCGGAGAGTGACGTGGAAGCCAGGAACGCGGGAACAGGAGTAAGAACATGGAACAGTTCAGACTGAACAACGGAGAGAAGATCCGCGGGACCGGGCTTGCGGTGCTCGACCTCAAGGGCAAGCAGCTTCTGGAGGCGCCTGCGGGTGCGACCGTGACCTACGTGTCGGACGCGCCGAACATCGCGGACTTCGCCCAGGACCCCGCGAACCCGCTGCTCGGTGACATCACCACCGAGGGCAACGATGTCGGGGTCGCGAACATCACGGGCACGCTGACGTACGCGGACGGGAAGGTGCTGTCCGACGTCGCTCAGGTGACCGTCATCAACTCGGCGCCCGGGTCGGTCCGGTTCACGCCTGGCACCGTCGAGCCGGAGTAGTTCCGGGTCGGCAATGTCGAATGCATGGGGGCGAGCCCGACGATTCGGGCTCGCCCAACTTTCCCTTGAAATGAACGGGGGCGGCACCAGTGGACCCGAGCACTCTCGTGATCTGGCCCTTCGTGGCTGACATGAGCGAGGAGATCGTCGAGGCGTACGGCTTCCTGACGGACGTGATCACGTCAGGCGACGAGACCGAGCAGCGCGCCCAGCTGCGCGAGGTGCCATTGCGCTCGCAGGAGTTCTCCGTGTTGCTCGACGAGCGTGACGCGCAGCTGGCGAACGCGCTGATCTACGGCGCGCAGGCCAAGCTGTACGGCGTGCCGCTCTGGCAGTACGGCTCGCGGCTCACGACGCAGTTTACCTCGGGCAGCGCCACGCTGACGACGCCGACCACGGACATCCCCTACGCGGTGGACCAGTGCGTCCTGCTCCTGGCGAGCCCCTACTCGTGGGAGGCGTTCGAGATCGATGCCGTCGGCGCCGGCACGCTGACGACCGCGGCGACGGCCGGTGCTACCTGGCCCGTCGGCACGCTGGTCTGTCCCATGGAGGCGGGCCGGCTGTCCCAGGACCAGCCGTTCGACTGGCTCGACCTGAAGCTCGGCCGCTGTCGTGCGCGGTTCGAGCTCGAGGCGGTGGCGGCGTGACGGCCTATCTGGGATTCGACGTGCTCGACCAGCACGCGCCGGACCGCGTCGGGACGCTCACCTATCGGTCACGGCGCCGATTCGAGGTGCTCGACAACCGGACTGGCAAGCGCGGGACGTTCGTGCCCACGGTGGCGCCGAGCCCGGTGCGCGACTTCACCTGGACGTGCTCGACGCGCGCCCACGTGACGGCGCTGAAGGCGTTCGTCTTGGCGCGGAAGGGTCGCGCGATCCCGTTCTGGTCCTCGAGCTACCAGCAGGACCTGACGCTCGCCGTGGACGCGGCATCGGGCGCAGACGCGCTCGTGATCAAGTGGGCGGGCTACGTGGCGCAGATGTTCCCCAACGGGAGCGGGCGCCGGCACATCGTGCTCTATGGGCCGGGGCAGACCATGAGCTTCCACGAGATCCTGGGTGCCTCCGAGACGCCGAAGACGACGGAGACGCTGACGATCTACCCGCCGACCCCGCGCGCGTTCACCGCGGCGAGCACCATCGTGAGCTTCCTCAACCTCGGGCGGCTCGAGGATGACGTCACACCCATCCGGTGGACCTCGGGTGGGACGTCTCCGTTCGCTCGCGCGACGTTTCAGACGCACGAGATCCCGGGCTCCGTTCCGCCGATCCTCGACCTCGCGGCGGGTGGTGACGTGATCGCGTCGTTCTCGAAGTTTGCGTCCGGCATCCGCCAGGAGTGGGTCGTTCGGCTGAAGGGCACCGACGGGAGCGAGGTGTGGAGTCCTGTGCAACTGGCGACCAACATCGCCAACCCATTAAGCGCGCTGGGCGACACCGCTAGGTCGGTCTCGGACGGGAGTGGTGGTGTGTTCATCGTATTCATCAAGATCACGTCCGGTACACGGCAGGACCTCTACGTGCAGCGCATAGACAAGGACGGAAACGTTCTGTGGACCTCCGGAGGCGTCGCGGTATGCACCACCTCCTCTGGACAGCGCCTCAATCCACGCATCGCACTCGATGGGGCCGGCGGGATCCTCGTCGCATGGAGCGACACGCGCTCCGGGACGCGGAACTTCGTCCAGAGGATTGACGCCGACGGGAACGTGCTGTGGACGGCGGACGGCGTGCAGGTGAGCGCGATCGACACGTCAGACAACGATTGCGAGATCGCGAGCGACGGCGACGGCGGTGCCATCGTGGCGTGGATCTCATTGTCGGGATCCACTTCCGCGCTGGTAATGCAGCGTCTCTCGGGTGCGAGCGGCGCCAAGTTGTGGGGCGCGAACGGAGTTGCTCAGAGTTCGTACGTGTCAGGGATAAGGATAGGCACTACCGACCTGGTCGACGACGGCGATGGTGGCGTCATCCTCGGATTCATCACGTGCAACCCGGCCGCGACTGCCAACGAGTTCAAGGCGGTACGGGTGGATTCCGATGGAGCCTTGCTCTACGGCCCTACGGCGCTGAACCCGAACTCCGTCAATGGAAGCCAGTGGATGAGGGCGTGCAGCGATGGGCGTGGTGGGGCCTGGTTTGCGTGGCATGGATTCAGCACAGCGCAGCCTGTCGTGCGTGTGACAGATCAATGCGTCGTGGTAGGTGGCATCACGTTCCCAACCGGTGGGCTTGGAAGTGACGCTGCCACGAGTTCCATCGACGCGAAGACCATGGACTCAGGTGGAGTTCTCGTCGTCTTCTCGCACAACGTCGGCGGCAGCCAATACGCCACCGGCTTCGCGCTGTTCAACGAAAGCGGCGACTGCATCGCCACCTTCCTTTCCAGCGCATCGACGTCCCAGACGAGCCTCCATCGCAGGTTCGCGTGCCTGGACCTCAACGGCATGCCGGTGATCGTCTACCCGACCGGCGCATCTCCATTCAACGCCTCCGCCCTGAAGGCCAGCGACTACGGCTCGCTCCAGTGGGATGAGGACTTCTCGACCGGCGGCACGGGCCAGTATCCGACCGGCGTGGTGCTGACGACGGTGTCGCCATGACCTACGACGAGCGCGAAGAATCCGACTACGGCGGCCAGCCCGTCGAGTGCTTCAAGTTCGTCCACGGCGCGAGCACGTGGCTCCTGACGAGCGCGGACAAGTCGATCGTGCTGCCGAGCGGGACCTACGTGCCCGAGACCATCAGTGCCAGCGGGCTCGACTACTCGCAGGAGGCTGACGCCGGAGCGCTCGAGGTCAAGCTGCCGATCGGACACGCGATCTCGCAGCTCTTCATCCCGTACCTGCCGCCGCACCAGGTGACGCTGATCCACTACCGCGCGCACCGCGGGCTCCTGACGGACGTGATCGGATCGCCCTTCACCGTGGCGGCCGCTGCGATGCCGCCCGGAAACGATCGCGACCCGCGCGTCCGCCTCATGTGCGTCAACGCGCTCCAGATCCTGAGCCGGCGCATCCCGGCGGTCTCGTTCCAGACGCTGTGTGCGTGGGACCTCTACGGCGTGGGCTGCGGCGTCAACCCGGCCACGTTCCGCGAGTCGGGTGCGGTGAGTGCGGTGGCCGGCAACACCGTGACCGCGACCTTCTTGGGCGGGCACGCGGATGACTGGTGGACCAAGGGCTGGCTCGAGAACACGACCGGGCACAAGCGGATGATCGTGGCGCACTCGGGGACCACGGTCACGCTCCAGTCTCCGCTGCTCGGGCTCGTGCCGACCGACACCGTCTATGCGCAAGCCGGGTGCGACGGGTCCGAGGCGACGTGCAACGGGAAGTTCTCCAACATCGATCGGCACCTGGGCTACCCGCGCATCCCGAACCGCAACCCGTTCACGGGGAGGATCACGTGATCGATCCGACCCGTCTCGACACCGACAACGTCCTCGCGGCTGGCTTCTGGCTGGTCATGCTCTATCAGGTCGGGGTCGCGATCGCCGCGTCCATCGCCATCAGGCTGCTGACCCCCAAGCCCAAGCCACCGAAGCCGAGCAGCATCGGCGACTTCAACGTCCCGACCGCTACCGAGGGCCGCGCGATCCCGGTCGTGTGGGGCACGTGCCTGCTGCGCGGTGGGAACGTGACGTGGTACGGCGACCTGTTCGCGCAGGAAGTCCTGATCCCGGACCCAGACATGCTCGTCATCAAGTACCACCTCGGGATGGACATCGCGCTCTGCCACGGCCCGATTGACGACGTGCTGGAGATGCGGTTCGACGATCGCGCCCACAGCACGCTGGTCGGTGCGGGAGGAGTCGAGGACTTCACCCACATCAGGCGGCGCTCGTTCAACAGCACGGCCAACAACAACATGTTCGGCGGAGACCACGAGGGCGGCGGCATCATCGGCACGTTCGACATCCACTATGGCAAGACGGACCAGCCCATCAGCGACTACCTGGCGTCGGTCACGACCTCTGTCCAGGGAGCGCAGCAGGGAATCTGCCATTGCGTCGCGCGCCGGCCGTACTGGGGCACGAGCGCGTATATCCACCCGATCGCCTTCGTTGTCGCGCGCTTCCCGAACCAGCTCGGGCTCACGTCGGGCCGCGAGGACATCGCCGGAGACGCGAACCCTGCGGCCATGCTCTATGAGCTGCTGACGGACGAGCGCTGGGGTTGCGGGCTCGACCCGGCCAACCTCGACACCGCCAGCTTCATCGCCGCCGGCAACGTGCTCTCGGACGAGGGCCTCGGGATGAGCCTGGTCGTGGACGGCGAGTCCGAGGCGCGCGAGGTGCAGGAGGAGATCGAGCGGCACATCGACGGCGTCATGGCCCCCGACCCGGTGACGGGGCTCTGGACGCTCAAGCTCGTCCGCGCCGACTACGTCCCGGCGAACCTGCTGCTGCTCGACGACAGCAACTCGGAGACGCTCGAGTTCTCGCGCCCCTCGTGGCCCAACACGGTCAACATCGTGAAGGTCAGCTACACCGACCGGGCCGCCAACTTCACCGAGCGCGTCGTGGACGCTCAGGACATCGCGAACGTCTCGATCCAGGGCAAGGTGGTCCAGGAGGTCTCGTTCAACGGCCTGAGCAACGCCGTCCAGGCAGCCAAGACGGCGGCGCGCGTGCTCAACGGAAGCAGCTACCCGTTCGCGAGCACGCGGATCATGGCCAACCGCCAGGCCTGGGACCTGCGCCAGGGCGACGTGTTCCGGTGGAGTTCGCCCGCCTACGGGATCGTCGAGATGCCGCTGCGGGTCAAGCGCGTGCGGCCCGGCCCGCTCGGCGACGGGAAGGTCGAGATCGAGGCGGTCGAGGACGTGTTCGGAGTCGGGTGGACCTCGTTCGCGCCACCCGCGGGTGACTGGGTGGACCCGGCCGGCGAGGCACAGGGTGGCTGGGGACAGATCTGGGGCGAATACTGGGGAGACGCCGTCGCATGAGCGAGAACACCGTGCACGTCCGCGTCGTCGCCCTCGGGGGCCTGGCAGCCTGCTCCGTGTGCTCGCGCCTGGTGGCGTGGAAGCGGTCGCTCGACGAGCTCGATGGCCTGGACGAGATCCCCTGCCCGGTCTGCGGCGGGAGTCTCGTGATCGAGGACGGCAGCGTGGTTCCGGAGATCGAGATCTTCAACGAGGAGGTGAGGTAATGGCAGCGGTCACCGGCGCCAATCTAGGCGTCAAGCACGGATGGGACGCCGTCACCCACGAGTCAGGGTGGGGCGACGACATGAACGCGAACCTGCGGCGGATGGATGCGCTGATCCAGCTGCGCGTGACGAACCAGACCACGGCCACGCCGCCCGGATCACCGGCGGACGGGGACCGCTACATCATCGGAGCCAGCGCCACCGGAGTGTGGGCCACGCACGAGAAGAAGGTCGCCGTCTATCACTCCGCCGGAGTGGTGACTCCCGCGTGGGCGATCTACACGCCCAAGATCGGGTGGGTCGCGTACGTGAGCGCCGAGACCAAGTTCTACTACTACGACGGCACGAACTGGGTGAACCCGCTGCCATGAGAGCGACAGGGAAGGCGAAGCTCATCGGCGTGCGCGCGGTGGTCAATCGCTCGGACGGTACGGTCGAGGACCTGGGGCTCGTGGCCGGCGGACACTGGTGGAAGTTCTGGCGGGTCTGGTTCGCAAAGCGGCGCATCCGCGCTGCTAATCAGAGAAGGGCGGCGCGAGTCGCCAAACTGAAGGAGGCACAGGGTGAGGCTACGCAAGGGTGACCTGGCGCCGCGCGACGGCAAGTATCTGCCGAGCGATCTGGGCTCGGTGCACTTCGGACACGGAGAGCCAGCGCCACGCACGGGCATGTACGTATTCCGCGTCAACTACGAGGCAACCGTTGCCCGCGACGAGCCCATTCTTCGCGATGGCGAGCACGTGGAGTTCAAGGCCGGAGACGCCTATCCGGATGGGTTCGCGAAGGACGGCAACTTCGTTTGGCTGAGCAGCGCGGCGAAAGCGGGCGAGCCGCTTCCTCTGAACGACGGAGACGAGTTGATGCCGGGGCCGCTGCGCTCCGGCGAAATTGCCCCGCGCGACGGCGTCTACGTGTTCAACCTGACCGGCAAGGAGTTCAAGCTCAAGGCCGGCGCGCCCTTCCCCGACGGCGGAGACCCGGCCGGCGACTTTGTATTCGCCAGAGCGTAGCGCCGAACGGCGTCGCGCCATCGCACACAACGGAATCACGAATCGAGGAGGAATACGCTGATGAAATACGACCCGTTGAGGAAGGCCCGTAGGTGGGCCCGCTACGCCCTCACAACCCCGTTGCTGTTTATCGCGGCGATCTTCACGACCGTCGGGAAGGCGCACACGATCGACAAGCTGGACAGTACCGTCTCCACGCGGCCCGAGTACGTGGCGTGGGGCACTGGTGCCGGGACTGCGGCGGTCGGTGACGCGACGCTGTTCACCGAGGCAAGCGAAGCTCGTACGCTCGGCGTGCTGACTCAGCCCGCGGCCGACACGTTGCGGCTGGTCGGGACGATCATCGCCAACGGCACCAAGTCGATCACGAACGCGGGGAGCTTCACCGCCGCGTCGGGCGGAACGCTCTTCATCAAGGCCACTCTCGCCGCCGCCGTGGCGGTGGATGCGGCCGACTCGATCACGTTCACGATCGACTTTCAACAGACGTAAGGACGAGCGATGGACTGGTCTGACGTCAGGAAGTCCGAGGAGGATGTGAAGCGCCAGATCGGCGACGTTCCGGACACGCGCTCGAAGGAGCAGCGTGGACAGATCAGGACTCCGCTCGGACTCGCGAGCCCGAACTACTGCGCGAACTGCGGCCGTCAGTTCGGGTTCGTCTACGTCAGCACCATCCACATCTTCTATCTCTGCGACGACTGCGAAGAGCAGCACGGCATCTTGCCGCTACCGGTGGTCGATGAGGACTACATGCGCGGCAGAAAGGAAGTCTGATGTTCTACTACGACTCGAACATCGCGGGGACGAGTCACGCGACGATCAACACGGAGGTCGCGCACCAGTTCCTGCTGAGTGGCGCGACGATGCCGGCCTTCCTGGTCGGCCTCTACCTCGCGGGCCGCATGGTGAGTGCGGGCGGGCTCGTGATGCGGACCAAGAAATTTCCGACTACGGCGCCCTCGGGCGGCACCGCGGTCACCATGGAGAAGCGCGATCCGGATGCACCGACCGCCCTCGTGACGGCCGGGACAGCGTCCTACACCGTCGGCACCGGGACGCCGAAGGTCCGCCAGATCGTCGGCTGTGCAGCTCAGGGCGGCTTCGGCGGATGGTTCGCACCCGTGCTCGAGCAGGCCTACAAGATGAAGGCGGCCGGCGGAGTGAACGGGCACCTGGAGTTCTACTCGACCTGCCCGCTCGCGAGCGTGCTGTTCGACTTCGGCACGGAGGTCGTCGAGGTGTAGCGCGGTGGCGGGGTAGAGCAGCCCGGTAGCTCGCCAGGCTCATAACCTGGAGGCCGCTGGTTCGAATCCAGCCCCCGCTACTAAACTTCGGCGCGTCCATCATGGCCAGGATCTTCGTCCGGCATCCGTCACTACGGGTGAGAGAGATCGGATTCCTCACGCCCGGGCGGCTGGCCGCCGTCAAGTCCGAGATCATGACGGCCGCCGCATTGTTTCCACAGTTCTCCGATGCGACCGACGTCGAGGTGGTCGGCTCGTTCGCGCGTGGCAACGCTTCCTGCTGGTCGGACATCGACGTGAACATCGCGCTGCCGACTTGGACCGACCACGTTGCCGTGTTCGCGCGCCTGAGGGCAGACGAGGTGCTCTGTCGTAGAATCCGTGTCGCCCAACTGCTCGCCGAGGTGGCCATCGGCAGCCGGTTGCAAATCGTCGCGCGCGTGCCGGACAACCGTGTATACAATCAACTGTACAGCCTCGGGCTCAATCGTTTCTTCAACAAGGCCCAGGGCGATCGAGCGACGACTGGACTGAAGTGGGATCCGGCCGCGAAGCGATGGCTCGAGGTGGTCCGCAACCCCTACCACTTCAGGATCGCGCGCGACCCGTTCGCGTTGGTCGTCCCTTCGTGGCGCCCCATCTACGGCGCCGAGTTCCTCGAGCTGTGAGCAACTTCAGCAGCCAGGGCGCGATTGCGCGGTGGCGCAAGCAGCGACTCCGCCCTCGACCGCCACGCCCCACGCAGGACCACGCTCCGTGGGCGCATCCCGTCTATCGGGCTGTCATCAAGGCATCCGAAGACGGCTACATCTGGGACTACTTCGGCACCAAGGACGCGGACGTGAGCAGCGAGACGATCGAGGTTCGCATCAGCTCGTCAGCTGCGGCGGAGTCGATGAGAGGGTTCGTATACTTTAACACGGCCACGCTCCCCAAAGGCGCAATCGTTCTCGATGTCGAAATGCGGATCTATGTTGAAATGGTCGGAACCACCCCGTTCGGCATCGTTGAAGTTTACTCGTGCAAGGGCTGCGCTGGTGCCAGTCTTGGGGTCGGTGACTGGGACTTGATCACGGAGTTCCAGAGCTCGCAGGGGTTCTTCGGATTGACCCCGGGCTGGGGTGGCTTGGGCCTGCTGCCGTCTGCGATCAACACGGCCGGCATCACGAACATCATGCTCCGGATGCGGACCGACGACGGATTCAGCCAGCAGATCGCCTTGCGCTCCACCGAATATCCTCTCGCGCACGAGGACATCGCCGACCGATTCGCCGAGCCGCACCTCATCATCTACTACACATTCCCGGTCGAGAGCAGCCAGCCGGTGATGGGGCAGCACGAGCTGCAAACCGCACGGATGAAGGCACGCGGCCGGCGCGCGATGGCCGTCCTCTCGCGCTCCCACGCCCGCTACCACTCGGCGCCAGCGCTCCACGGCCTGACGCTGTCCAGCATCGCGGCCGGCGTTCCCGTGCTGTCGAGGACCGCCCAGTTCAATCGCGCGCTGTCCGCCAGCACCGGCAGCTTCGTTCCCGGCAGCACGCCGCTCCTGGACGACTTCAACCGCGCCGACGGGACGCCGGTCGATGGCAGCCACCCATGGCTCAGCTTTGGCGCTGGCGTGGCGGACATCAAGTCGTCGCAGCTATCGATGACGAACGACGCCGACGCCGTGTGGGACCAGGTGTTCGGCGCCGACCAGGAGGTCTACGCAACCGTCGGCAACACGTCGTGGCCGAACCAGTTCATCCTGTTCTTCAAGATCCAGGGCAACACGGGCAGCGATCCATACGCCGACGTGTACTACTCGAGCTCGGGCGACCTGTTCATTATCGAGACCTACGATGGGGCCGCCTGGACGCAGCGCGGATTCTTCGTCGAGCCCCTCACCACCGGCGACAAGCTCAGCGTCCGTGCACGCGCGAACGGGATGGTCGAGGTCTACAAGAACGGCGTGTACATCGGCGGCGCCGACATCTCGGCGTGGCCGCAGTACGCCAACGCGGGGCGGATCGGCGTCGGCTGGTGGGGCACGAACGTCACCACCTTCCGCGTGGACGATTTCGGCGGAGGCGACACCGTGCTGGGCGGCGCGATCGCGACCGTGGCCCGCGTGGTGGCGCGCTCTAGGATCCTGACTGCTGCTGCGGCCGGGGCGGCATCTATTGCGCGAATAGTTGCCGTGGCGCGCTCGCTCACCGCCAGCTCGGTCGGAGTCGCCACCCTCTCGCGCGTGGCCGGTCGCCTGCGCTCGCTCGTGGCGACCGGCATCGGGGTGGCCACGCTGACTAGGGTCGCCGCCCGGCTACTCACCCTGAGTGCCTCCGGCATCGGCGTGGCGGTCCTCGCTCGAGCCACGACGCTGGTCCGCGCGCTGGTCGCTACGGGGGACGGTATCGCCACCCTGGCGCGGACGGCCCTCCGGATCCGCACGCTCGCCGCCACGGGGTTCGGGGTCGCCACTCTGACGCGGGCCTTGGGCTTCGCCAGGTCGCTCGCCGCCGCGGGAGTCGGGGTTGCGGCCCTCGCTGCCACATCCGCCCGCCTGCGGGCCCTGGCGGCCGTGGGCGTAGGCGTGGCCGCGCTCAGCCGGGTCGCCTCCTGGGGGCGATCCTTGGCGGCCGCGGGTGTTGGGACTGCCACTCTGTCACGTACGGCCAGCCTGTTCCGGACCCTGAGCGCCACCGGGGTGGGGCTGGCCACGCTGGTGGCCGCGGTGGCGCGCGTGATGGCCCTACAGGCCGCCGGTGTGGGCGTGGCGAGCCTGTCCCGGGTGGCCGCCTACCTCCGCTCCCTGGCTGCGACGGGGACCGGGGTGGCCAGCCTCGAGCGCGTCGCCAGCTTCCTGCGCACCCTGAGCGCCGCGGCGGTCGGGATCGCCACCATCGTCCGCGGCGCCACCCAGGTCGTCTACATGAGCGCCACCGGCGTCGGCGTGGCCATGCTTGAGCGCGTCCTCGAGGCCCGGCGCACCCTGGCAGCTTCGGGCGTAGGCGTCGCTGTGGTCACCCGCGGCATGGCCCTGCTCCGCTCGCTCGCCGCTGCCGGCGCCGGGGTCGCCACGCTCGCCCGCACCGCCTCCCTCTCCCGCACGCTCACGGCCATCGGGATCGGCATCGCCTCCATCTTCCAGGGCGCCGAGGAGCTGCTCCGGGCGGTCCGGGGCATCACGAGGATGGGCATGGCGGCCCTCATGCGGATCGGCTCGCGTGGTGACCTGGCCGTGGGGGCAGGGGGCGAGACGCGGGTCGCCGGCGCTGCGGCCGTGATGCGGGTCGGGGAGGCTGTGGAGTCTGGGATCGGTGACTCCGCGGGGGGACAGGTTGGCCGCGCGGGGACCGACCGGGTGGCCGGCGCGAGCGGAAAGACAGGCCTGGGTGCTACGAGCCCAGGGGACAGGTTCGGCGAACAAGGCGAAACGAAGCTCGGAGACGAAGGCACCATCAGGGGAGGACCCGCACAATGAGCTGTTCACAGGACCATGAAACCGCCGAATTGGGCGAGTGGATGAAGGGCGACAAGCTGAGCCCTCTCGAGGTCGAGGTGCAGGACCACGAGGGGAACCCCTACAACCTGACCGGCGCCACTGCCGTCGAGCTCGAGTCCGTCAGCGTCAGACGGCCCACCGTGAAGGTGGTGCAGCCCATGACGATCTTTCAGAACGGGCCCGACGTGAGCCCCACGGCGAAGACTCTCGTGCGCGCGGTCGACCCGGCCCAGAACTGGACGCCAGCCGCGGGGCGCACCGAGGAGAAGTTCGTCGCCCTGGTCAAGATCACCAAGCCCGCCGGCCCGGGCTGGGGCAAGACCGAATTCGCCCTCACGTTCCGGACCGCGCCGTGACCCACACGCACGTCATGCTCC